ACCAGCGTGCTCGCCCACGAAGCCGCATGCGACGCGCGAGCCGCCGGCTGGGGCGCTCGCAAACACAATTACATGCTTACCGGATCATCGACCAGGAGGTGACGATGGAATACAGCCAGCAGGATCTGACCGCATTGGCGAACCGTATGGCCGACAAAATCCAGTTCCGTCGACCCAGCATCGGCACGCATACCGATTACGTGCTCGGCAAACGCGGCAAACTGAAGTTCGCGTCCAAGGAATTCAAACGCTATATGAGCGACCGGTTCTCCGATTTCTCGGACAACTGGTGCCTCCCGGTGGCGCAGGCCCCGGTGGAACGCATCAAGTTCAAGGGCTTCGTCCCATATGATGACGTGAAGCTCGGCACCGGCATCATGAAATGCCTCGACCGCAACGACTTCGAACGCGGACTGCAGGAAGCCGCGCTGATGATGACCACCACGGGCCGCGCGTTCGCCTTGGTCACGCAGGTCGACGGCAGGGCCCGCATCACGTTCGAGCACCCGGACAGCGCCGCAGTCATCTACGATGCGCGCACCGGCCAGCCGTCAGCCGGGTTCCTCATCCAGCAGGGCGACGACAAGGAGTACGGCACCCTCATGGTGCCCGGCTGGACGGTCAGCATGGAACGTAAGAAGATGCTCGATCTGACCGACCAGCGCGTGCCGCCCGACGTGTATGGCTGGAAGATGAATGACCCTCAGCCCACCGGTCTGGACACGATTCCATTGCGCGAGTTCCGCAACCAGATGCTATTGGACAATGCGCCGATCAGCGACATCGCGCACGTCGAATCGATGCAGGACACGGTCAACGTCGTATGGGCCTACCTGCTGAACGCATTGGACTACGCCTCACTGCCGGCACGAGTCATCCTCGGCGGAGACCCGCTCGTCGAGCCCGTCTACAACGAGGAGGGGCAGCAGGTCGGCGAGAAGCCCATCGAACTCGACAAGCAGGTGCTGGAGCGCATTTACCAGTTCACCGGCGACAACGTGAACCTGGGCGAATGGTCAAGCTCGAACCTGAACGTGTTCATCCCGGTCATCGAGAAGGCCGTGGAACATATCGCCGCCGAAACACGCACCCCCGGCCATTACCTGCTGACGAACGCGGAGGTTCCGGCCACCGGATACGAGGTCGCCGAAGCCGGCCTCGTATCCAAGACCATCGAACGCATCAGCTTCCTGAAATCCCCCATCCGCGACATCTGCAGCATCGCCATGCGCTACGAGAACGACGCGAATGAGGCGGACATCATCGCCGACTCAAAGGTGCAGTTCGCGACCCCGCAGTATCGCAGCGAGACGCTGATGGCGGACGCGATACTCAAGTACAAGCAGCTCGGCTTCCCGATCCAATGGGTCGCGGAGCAGATGGGGCAAAGCTCGGACGAGGTGCAGCGCATCATGCGCATGCGCGCCGACGAGATGGCCGACCCCGAACTCGAATCGTTGAACCGTGCCCTGCAGATCGGAGGCGCTGATGGCGGTCGAATCGCAGGTGCTGGCCTACAGTCAGAAACGGCTGGCGACGTTGGAGCTGGCGGCGGACAGGGCCGCGCGCAGAACATGGAACAGGGTCGACGCCAATAACATCCAGGCGTCGTGGAAGTCGATAAGCCGCGACTTCCTCACCCTGTTCTCCACCATCCAAACCAAGTCGGCGGAGACGGCCATCGACGCGAGCGGCATGATGCTCGCCGAACAGGGCGTGTACGTCACTCCCCATGCTTTGGCCAACCCGAACGCATTCGCGGGCTGGGCTCCGTCCGGCCTCGACATCGCATCCTACTTCCAATCCCCCGTGTTCGCCGCCCTGCACGCGATACGCACCGGCAGCTCGCCGTTGGAGGCATTGGAATATGGGCGCAACCTGCTGGTCATGCTCACCTCTCTGGCGGTCATGGACACCGCCCGCCAGGCGGAATCACTGGACATCACCAGCCGCCCCAAGGTCGGCTACATCCGCGTCGAGTCCGCCACCTGCTGCGACCGATGCATGCTGCTGGCCGGCAAATGGTTCCGCTTCAACGAGGGGTTCCTGCGCCACCCCCACTGCCACGGCCGCCACGTGCCCTGCAGCCATGGCATGGCCAAACAACAGGGGTGGATCAGCGACCCCATGGAGGGTTTCAAAAGCCTCTCCCGTGAGGAGCAGGACAAGCGTTTCGGCGCGAACTACGCGCAGGCCATCCGCGACGGCGCCGACATCTACCAGGTCGTCAACTCGAAACGCGGCATGCAAAGGGTGGGAAAAGGCTATACGGCGCTGACCACCAGCGAGGGCACCACCCGATACGGGTGGGCCAACATGCAATACGCTCAGCAGTCCGGCCGGAAAATGAAACGCCGCCTGTCCATCGACGGCATCTACTCGCTGACCGGAGGCGACCGGGAGAAGACCATCGCCGCGTTGAAGGCCAACGGCTACTACGTGGACAACGACTGGCGCGGCAAGGTGCCCGAGATCCGCAAAAGCATGTGGCTGCACGACAACACGTACCGGCAGGGGCGCGTCGAACTGTTGACCGCCGCCGAGAAGCGCGTGCAGACCGCGAAGCTCCGCTACGAGGCCGTATTGGAGGGCCGCAACCCCAACGATGGCCGCATGCCCCTCACCCCCGAGATCGCGGCCCAGTGCGAACGCGAATACCGCCGATGGGTCACCTCCGGCGGCCAGATTTTCCAGCAATGATCCAGCGAATCGAAAGGAAGAACATGGATCCCGCAAACCAGAACCAGCAGACAGGCGACAACGAGTCCAAGAAGCCGGAGAACACCGGCGGCGAGGATTGGCAGTCGAAGTTCGAAGGACAGCGGAAAGTCAACCGCGACCTCGAAAAGAAACTGAACGAAGCCTACGCCAAGGCCGACAAGGTCGACGAACTCGAAAAACAGATCGCCGCCCTGCAGGGCAAGGAAGCCGAATACGAGGCCGCCCGGAAGGAACAGGCCGTCAAGGACGAGGCCCTTGCCGCCGCCAACCAGCGCATCCTCAAGGCCGAAGTCCGCGCCGCAGCCAGCGGCAAGCTCACCGACCCGGCCGACGCCCTGCGCTACCTCGACCTGTCCAAATTCACCGTCACGGATGACGGCGGCGTGGACACGCAGGCCATCGCCGACTCCATCGGCGAACTGCTGGAACAGAAACCTTATCTCGGGAAAGCCGAGCAAGCACCCTCGGGTGCGAACATCACGCCGCCCAGCGGAACACGGGACGGCGACCGCCATCAGGGTCAGCTCACCCGAGACGACCTGAAAACCATGAGCCCCGCAGAAATCGTCAAAGCCCAACAGGACGGGCGACTGAAGGACCTGCTCGGAGCCAACTAACGGAAGGAGGCCTTAAATGGCCATCACCAATTTCATTCCCGAACTCTGGAGCGCCAACATCCTGCTGGAACTCCAGAAGAACCTCGTCTACGGTTCCGCCGTGAACCGCGACTACGAGGGCGACATCGCCAACTACGGCGACACCGTGCACATCACCGGCATCGCGCACATCAGCATCGGCGACTACACGGCCCACACCGACATCACCATCGAACCGGCCACCGACAAGGACGCCGGCGAACTCGTCATCAACCAGAGCAAGTACTTCGCGTTCGAAATCGACGACGTGGAGAAGCGCCAGGCCATGAACAACCTGACCGCCGCATATTCCCGGGACGCAGCCTACAAGCTGCGCGACCTGACCGACCAGTACCTGGCCGGCCTGATGGCAGCAGGCGCGAAGAGCAAGCTCGACCCGATTTCCGGAGCCACCGCCACCAAGGCGTACGACACCATCGTGGATCTGGCCACCGCATTGGATAAGCAGAACGTGCCAGACGCGGGCCGTTGGGTCATCGTCAACCCGGACTTCTATGGCCTGCTGCGCAAGGACAGCCGTTTCGTCGCTGGCGCCGAGTCCGCTCATTCCACGCTGCTCAACGGCGTGGTCGGCGAGGCCGCGGGCATGACCATCCTCAAGTCCAACAACGCTCCCGCAGCCAAGGGCGGCTCTGCCTCGGCTCAGACCGATGAGGGCAACGTCATCATCGCCGGCACCAACGCGGCCACCACGTTCGCGGAGCAGATCGCCAAGGTCGAGGCCACCCGCAAGGAGAAGGGCTTCGACGACATCGTCAAGGGCCTGCACCTGTACGGCGCGAAGGTCGTGCGCCCCGAAGCGCTGGCCACCGTACACTTCAAGGTGGGCAAGTGATGGCCGGCAGCTATGAGGCCATGCCCTACGTGGGCGAAGCCGAATAACCGCATAGGGGGTGACTCATGGACACGCTGGCAACGGTCAAGGACCTTGATTCATACGGCATCGAATACGCGGACGGAAAGCTCGCGGGCAAGCTGCTCGAATCGGTTTCGGCCGCGGTGCGCGACGCCGCAGGGTGCCCCATCACACGCGGCGAATACACGGTGACCATCCCCGGTGAAACCTCACGCAGGCTCGACCTGCCCATGCGCCCCGTGATTTCCGTGAGCCGCGTGCTTGTGGACGGCGAGGAGACCGGTGATTGGAAGCTGCTCGGCAACGCGCTGTACAGGGAAAGCCTGTGGAGCCTGCCGAACATGGTCCCCTGTTCCGTCACCGTCACCATGCTCGCCGGCTATGACCCGGTTCCCCCGGATATCGTGCGCCTCGTGTGCAGCATGGTCGCAGCCGGACTCGTCCAGCAGTCGAACGGCGGCCCCGGCGCTCACCGCGAC